ACAGGTTATGGTGATAATCCAGGTGGATGGTATATAAAAATCTGTAGAGGTACTGGATGCTATGAGCAGACAACATCATCTTGGATGAGAGCAGGACCACATCAACTGTGGACAACATTCATGAACACTTATGCTGCATTCCCATCTAACACTGATCCCACATCAGGGTCAGCACAGACAACATCAATCTCTATTAATATAGAGACAGCAGGAAACTATGTACTAGAAGTTGCTGCAGATAACACAGCATCATTCACATGGGATGGTGCAAGCATTGGTTCATCATCTAGCACTACTTCGTCTAGTATAAATATTAATACAGTAAGTACAGGTCCTCACACGTTAGGTATTAGTGTGACTAACAATACACCTGCATCGGGGACAGCAGATACTTGGGCAAATAATCCAGGTGGAGTAGCATATACATTGAGTCTAGGTGGTACAGTAGTATCAACATCACTAGACCTTGTATCAAATACTACGACATCAAGTAATCTGGTATGGCATACTAGATTAGGAACAGGATACGCAGTAACAACAACATAGTGGAACTACCAAAGATTAAAAATGAAGATCTACCTGATAGACTCAAGGAGATTCTAGGTGATGCTGATGCTGAGTTTGAAGCAATAGTAGACCCTACAGATATTATCGATGTTCAATTAGATTTGGATGAATACTATAAAGGAAAGACAGAGACTGCAAAAATGCTTTTAGAATCCAGAGAAAAACTAGAACAGATCAGACATGACTTTAAACGACACCTTAAAACAGTGCAAGAAAATAATCAAAGCACGCAAGAAAAATAAAGCACTCTATACAAAGGCAGACATTGCCTATGTAAAAATGATACGGGATCAAGAAAAGAAAACACTTGACATTAAGTAAGTATTAAGATATACTATATAATAATACAAAGGACTCGAAAGATCGTAACCCTGCGTAGATTCAAAGACACCCATGTCGGGGTAGTCTAACATCCGCAGGATTTTTTATTGTCTTGCGAGAAACTAAAAACAAAAATGATCAAAAAAACATTCGCTGCCCTAGCAGCAACCCCTCTTCTATTCTCTGGTGCTGCGTTTGCAGGTCCTTACGTTAATGTGGAAGCAAGTGGTTCATATCCAGACGGAGCATACTCATCAGGAACTTGGGAATTCCAACTTGGATACGAAGGTACAACACCTAATGGTATTGATTGGTATGTATCAGGTGGTCCTACAGTAACTCATACAGAAACTGCTGATGAGTTCGGTGACACTGAACTAATCGGTTACATCGGTGGTGGTAAGTCTATCACTGAAAGCGTAGGAGTATACGGTGAACTATCTGCAGCAACTAACGTTGATGACGTAGATTGGTCTGGAAAGGCAGGACTTAAGTACACTTTCTAAACTTTAATATATAAAGTAAACCTATGGGGACGCAAGTCCCCTTTTTTATTCAACACTACTATGAACTTCGCTGTTTACACAAGAAATGGATGCCCATACTGCACACAAATCAAGCAGGTACTAGAGGGAAAGGGATATAATTATAGAGAATATAAACTGGGGGTTGACTTTCAAAGAGAAGCGTTCTATAATCAGTTCGGACAGGGTTCTACATTCCCTCAGGTTGTCTTAAACTCAAGTAATCTTGGGGGTTGTACTGATACTGTTCGATACCTAAAAGAACAAAACCTCTTATAATGGAAGAATTCTATGATCTAGTTGAACGAGCAGTTGATACTGCCTTTGAAGAAAACAAGTTTTACTTTAAGGCATATGATTATCTGGTTGCTAACAAGATCAAAAGAAAACAAATCACAGAGTTCATTGAGTCTGGCACTGCTGTTGGTCTAGGAAATCTAGTTGATGACCTAGAAGGATACATCAAAGGTGGTAAGAAGAATGAATATCTGCGTGAAGCGTATGGTCATCTAGGTAAACCTAGAGCAAGAAAGATAAAGGATTATGTCTATAGCATTCTAAAAGATGCATGGACTTATGAATTATTTAAGAGACCAGGTAGAAAGAAAAGGACTAAATAATATTAGTTCAAACATAGGAGGTTGGTTTCCAAAGTAAACATTAACCAAAGGGGGAACCAATGCTAATAGCACTAGCAGTTTTAGTTACTATCGGAGCATTTCTTTTAGGAATAACGATAGCATGGCAAGCAAAAGGATATGTAGAAGACTACATTGAAAATGCTGCCTACGCAAAGTCAGTTACTCATCCAGAAATGCTAGATGAAGATGGTAACATTATTCACGATGAACTTATCTACGTCAGACCTGCATCACCTTGGGATACACCTCCCGATCTAGATGACGAAGACGAAGAAGAATGATTTCATTATCAAAATTATGGCAACACGAAACATGGATAACAGCAACCCTAGGTTGCTGCTAAGTGAGATACTAAGAAAAGTATCTAACGCAAAAACAAAGAAGGAAAAGATTGCGATCCTTCACAAACATAACTCTCAAGCATTACGTTCTATATTAATCTGGAACTTTGATGAGAATGTTCTCTCTGCTGTACCAGAGGGTGAAGTACCATACACACCTAATGATGCACCTGTAGGGACAGACCATACTAGATTAGAACAGGAGTACAAAGGTCTCTATCGTTTTGTAAAAGGCGGTGCAGATAGTCTCCCTAGTCTAAAAAGAGAATCATTGTTTGTTCAACTACTAGAAGGACTCTCTGCTGAAGAAGCAGAACTTGTTTGTCTAGTAAAAGATAAGACTCTTGGTACAAAGTACAAGAGGATTACTAAAGCAGTTATCTCAGAAGCATTTCCGCAAATTAAGTGGGGTATTAACAGAAGTAAATGAAGGTCATTAAAGAAAACTGTGATCCAAAAGATGCACAGGACAAGTCACTACCATACACTGCCTATCTCGTAGAGTATAAGGTAGATGGCAAAGAACGTTATGATATTTCTATTGCTCAGAAGGCAGTAGATCTTTTTGATTATTACTATGATCTATACAAAAAAGACTTCGTAAAGTTTACCCAAGCAGCAGGTAGAGTCGCACCTAATATGTGGCAGAACCCTGCAGACAAACCAAAGAAAACTGCAAAACAAAAACCTAATCGTAGATGAGTGTAACATTAGTATCCGTGACACCCGATGCTGAAAAGACTATTGGGTACATTGCTCGTGTGAGTAATCCTAATAATCAAGATAACCCTAAAGTTGCAGGGTTACTGAAGTATTGTATCAAACATCAGCACTGGTCTATATTTGAACAAGCAAGTATGACCTTGCAAATAGAAACCACTCGTGCTATAGCAGCACAGATACTGAGGCATAGATCATTTACATTCCAAGAGTTTAGTCAAAGGTATGCAGATAGTAGTATGCTTGGTGAAGAGATACCTATGGTAGATCTGCGTAGACAAGACGATAAGAATAGGCAGAACAGTATAGATGATATCGATCCTTTCATTAAACAAGAACTGGAAGTTGATATCAAAAAGCATTTTGATGATGGAATGAAATTATATAAAAAAATGTTGGGGTTGAATATTGCAAAAGAATGTGCTAGAATGGTTCTACCTTTAGCAACACCTACCAGAATCTATATGACTGGTTCATTAAGATCTTGGATGCATTATATCAATCTAAGATCAGCACACGGTACACAAAAAGAACACATGATGATTGCAAACGATTGTAGAGCAATCTTTATGGTACAGTTCCCTATTATCTCAGAAGCATTGGAGTGGACACATGCCTAGTTATCCTGTAATCAACAAAGAAACTGGAGAGAAGAAAGAACTCTCTATGACTATGAAAGAGTATGACCAATGGCGAAAGGACAATCCTGATTGGGATAAAGATTGGCAAGCGGGTGTAGGTGGTCATATGTATGGCAAACCTAAGATGGACGATGGTTTCAAAGAAGTCATGTCTAAGGTGCAAAAGGCACATCCTGGTGCTAATCTATCTCGTTTTACATAATGGCAAGAGCACGCAAGAAAACTGGCACTCCTCAAACATATCCTAACGGTATGACAAAGAAGCAAATGAAACGTAAGAAACCTATTGATTCTTCGTACATGACTGAGGTGAAACCTTTAACAGAGAATCAAAAGACTGCCTTCGCACAGTACAGCGAGGGTAAGAATTTATTGTTACATGGTGCAGCAGGTACAGGTAAAACTTTTATTACATTGTATCTTGCTTTGAA